TTCAGCATCTACTGAATGGTATGCATTCAAGTCTTGTGCTAATTCAGGAGTCCAAATTGCTTTCAACTTACGAGTTTTAGCAACGATTGGTTCTGATTTCAATTCTAATTCAATTTCTGGAATATCTAAGTTTGAACCTTTATCTTCAAAGTCACCTCTGTTTTCAGCACCTGGTTGCTTATGATAAGATAAAGTTGCAACACCACCATCAACACCACCTGCAGAACCTGTACCGAAGAATTCTACGTTAGTTCCGTTAATCTTAGTGTATTGAGGATAGTAATTATTAGCTGTTACAGAACCTGATTGTAAAATTTCAAATGCTCTTACTCCGTTGAAGTCAGCATTTAAACCATCAACATCCACAGATACTTTTTTGATTTTACCAGCTGCTAAAGAAGCAGACAAGTCAGCATCATAGTTAATATCAGCCCAAGATGCAGTTGATACTGTTGCTGTTAATGCAGCAGTTACATCGTTGATTGTATATCCAAATCTACCTGCTCCGTAAAGACCACCTTCTGCTGTTTGAGTAGAACCCAATTTGTTACCAGCTGGTGCTAAAGAATCTTTACCGAAAGTACCACCTTTACCGAATAATGATTGACCGTTGAAGTCAGGATTACCAGCTTGTGAAGTACCATATTTGAAATCCATGTAGAAAATAAGACCTGAAGGTAAGTTCATAGGTTGTACTGAAACGAATTCTTTAGCTGCGATAGAACCGAAGATTCTTCTTACTAAAGGTAACGCAACACCAGCCCACTCTTCAGAACCTGAAGATGTACCTGTTCTTGTAGCCTCATCTAATAATTGCTTAGCTTGGTTTTCTAACATTACTGCCATACCATGCTTAGTTGTTTCTGAACCTACTCCTTCAAGTAAGCCAGTTTTTTCCCATTTGCTTTTCAAACCTCTGGTTTGCTCAAGCATTACGCTCTGTGGGTTAGCGCCTGTCATTAATTTTTTTAAGTCCATTGTATGTACTTTTTAATTGTTTGTTTTATTTAATAATACCTGCTAATTTCTTAAATCTGTTAGAGAAATCAGTTGATTCAGCAATTACTTGCTTAACTGCTGCTGGCTTAGTAGATTTAACTGTTTTGCTAGCAATTCCTTCAGAAATAGATTTTTTAGTAGATTTGTTAGATGAAGAATATTTAAAGTTCTCTGCTAATGTAGAGTAAACCAATTTAACTTCTCTAACTGATTTTGTTCTATCCAAAGTTTCAATCACTTTAACTTTTTGTTCGTTAGTCATGTTGTGAGCTCTGAATAATTTATTAGCGAATAATAACTTAGCGTTTAATAAGTTTACTTCGTTAATAGTTTTTTGAAGAGATCTGATAGTCTTATAAGCTTCTTTAAGTTCTTCCTTAGAATCTTCTTCTTCAGCTTCTTCAACTTTGTCTTTTTTCATATCATCTTCCATTTCACGTAAGATTTCTTCTAAATCAACAACAGTTTCGTCATCTTCTTTAGATTCTTCTTCGTTGGTTACAACCACTTTAGGGTCTTCACCTTTGTCTGTACCAGCTTCAGAACCATCAGCTAAATTTTCATTAGCTTTTTCTTTTTCATCTGATTCTTCTTCTTCGTACATAGGTTCTTCTTCATTTTCTGAATCATCACCTTCTAATTGAGCTTCTAACTCTCTGATAATAGCTTCAAGATCTAATTCGTCTTCGGTTTCAGTTTCTTCTTCTTCATCACCTGTTACGTCATATTCTTCGCCATTTTCTTCTCCTGTTTCATCCGCACCTGCAGTGAATGCTGGTAACTCTTCTTCAGAATCTTCTCCTTCTAATTCTGCTAATCTAGCTTTTAATTGAGCGATTTCATCTTGCTTTGCAGCTTCTTCATCACCCGCTTGATCATCAGCGAAAGGGTTTTCTTCTTCAGAAATGTCTGCTACTTTTTTGAAGTCATCAACTTGTGCACCTGGCTCGCCAGATGTAGTTTCAGTTGAACCACCTTCAAATTCAGTATGAGCGTCTAAAGTAGGATTAGATGTAGATGCACCAATGTTTGATGAATCTAATTCTTCGTCAACTTTTTCAGTTTCTTTCTCTTCTTCAGCTTCAGCTCTTAACTTTGCAGATAAGATAGATTGAAGTCTAGGAGTGAAAGCCTCTTCCAAAGCGATTTTTGCGTTTGCTAAAGCAGTTTCTTTTACAGCTTTGGCATCAGCGATTGCTTCTTTCAATAATTTTGAATTTGCCATCTTTTTTTTCCTTAAATTTGTTTGTGAAGTTATTCTCTTGGGAACTCCAATGTAATTATGTTGATTGTTCGGTCACACCTTATAGAGAAGGGTATTCATTAATCAACGATGTCTTGTAATCTCATAATAAAAAATGAGATATTTGATAATATATATCTAAAATTTTTAGAAAACTAAAGAAAACTACTAAAATAGTTTGTTTTTTCTTATAGTTTCTTCTCTTTGTAACCTTTTTCTCTTAGAGGGTTTAGTAAAATTTTTTCTATCTCTAAGTTCTTCTATTTGTTTTGTGGACTGAACTTTTCTTTTATAGTCCTTCAATGCCCACTCTATGTTTCCACCTTTAACACTAACTATTAACATAACCTATTAATATGGTTTTTGATATTCCAATTGTTTTTTTAATTCTCTTTCGTAGTCTTTTTCTACTTTGTTTAAATCATCCTTTGCATCTTTGATATCTTCTTGATGTTTTTTCAATTGATAGAGATATTCATTCTTTCTATCTTCATCCTGTTCATCAAAGTATGATTTACTCATCATTTTTTGACGAGTTGTTAATCCTTCATATTTTCTTATTGCATCTATATATTCGGATGACACTTTCCTAAATCCAGCTCTTATCTTAACAGCTTCTTCCTTTAATGGTATGAGATTTATTAATTTCATATTATTGTAAATTAACTAATTTATATTTTGTAGAGTATAATAGAGTTACAACTGTATCTATGTCGTTTTGTAACCAACTCATTTGTAATTTTTCGTCTTTTCTTAATTTTGCAACTGCTTGACATAATTTATCAAAATATGCAATTACATTTTTGATATCATTATTTGTATCTAAACCACTTACCGGTTGTAATTTAATTAATCCGTATTGTCCTTGATATGCTTCTACCAACCCATCTACTAATCCACCAATAGTATCATAGTAATTTCCCAATGCCAAATGTGCCGAAAATGAACCAACACCTTTAACTCCTATATGGAATGAATGTGCCTGTGTTCTACTATGTAATAATAATGAAGCTAATTGTTCCATTATTTCTTTTTGTTTTCTCTAATTCCCAATCTCTGTTTCATCACTTCTTCCGATAAATCTGCTATTTCAAAGTATCTACCTAATACATGTCCCATATCTTCGTAAAGTGCTTCTAATCTTTGTTGTTGAGATTGAGCTTCTACTGCTTCTTTTTCAAATGAAGTTTGTAATTTCTTTAACTCACTCATATTTCTTTTAATAGTAACTCTATCAAACCAATCACCACCTTCTCTTAAAGTATATTCTTGTGCTGCATCAGCAATACCACCTAAAGTTTCTGCAACTTGTCTGATGTCAGATTTTCTAGTCATTCCTTCTCTATGTTGTCCATATGTAGAAATAATTTCTAAAAAGTGTCTTTTTAATTCAGTTGGAAGTTGTTGAAATTCTTCCGATTCTTTAAGTAAGTCTTTTAAACGTATCATATTATTTAGCTAAAATATCATTCTTTTTAATTTTTTGGATATATCTCATCAATTCTTGTTTATCCATTCCCATTGCCTCAATTACTTTAGCAAGTACAAGCATTTCTTTCTTACGGCTAAGACTCATTCCTTTAATTTGAGAAACCATCTTATCCAAATATCTTTCAACTGATACGGGTAAATTGGTATCCAAATCTTCTAAAGATTCTTTAACATTGATTTGTTTACCAGGTACTAAATCTACTAGTTTCATATTTGTATTAGTTTAATTCTATTAATATTTCTCTCATTAAATCTTGTGCTTTACACCATTTACCACACTCATCTGCAATCTTCTTCCATTGTTTAGATTCGTTTACAGGTGCCATAAATGCTCCATGCGTAGATGGGTTTGAAACAAAATCCCAACCTACTAACTCAAAATCTTCTTGAACCATTACAGTTCCATCTCTTAATTCTTTTACTGAACCCAATCCTCTTGATGAAATACCTAAACGGATGTTGTTCTTTAATAATTCTTTGAGAATGTTTCCTGATGGTGTAGAAAGGATTTCAACCGTACCACATACATCATCACCTTCCCAATAGATTTCTCTAACGTTATGTGATACATTCTTTAAGTTAATAACTGGAGAATCTGGATGGTCTAATTCACCCAATGCTCTTCTTTCATTAATAAGTTGTTGATATTTTTTACATTCTCTTTCAAGAATTTCTTTAGGGTATCTTCTACCATTTTGATTTTCAGCACCCGCTCTTTGCAAAACACCTTTAACAAGTAAAGTACCGTTAGATTCTTCTTGTATCTTTGCTTCAAACAAATGAGTTTCTATCAATAATCCTTTGCTCATTACTTTAATTTTAAACTACGTTGTGCGTTAGTTAAACCATCAATTATTGATTGTAATCCACCTTTAACACCATCAGTATCTCTATCCTTAACTCTTTTATCTAAAATCTTTGTATTCATTTTTAGAAAGTTAATGATTGCATTTTCAACTGCATTCCATTTAATTTCTTCTTCGTTTACCGATTCTCCTTTATTTATTGATTTAGCTGCTTTAACTGCGTCTTTATGTGCATCCGAATTACCATGTGCCGGTTTTTCACCTCTATCTTGCTTAGCTCTTATATTTGCCCATAGACCAGGATTTTCTTCTTTTAATGATTCGTTT